TCTCATCCATTGATTACCTCAATCGCTCTGACATTATCAACGCGGAATGACCGCCATGATTGCTTGTCGATTGCGAATGCGCGAATCACAGATTTGTTAACTGAGAAGTCGTCCACTACTGCAACTTTGGATTCAGACAATTCAGGCATATAGTCAGTTTGGAGAGTACAAGGCATAACGCGTTCCTCACCATTGACTTTACTAAAAGTCACCTGAAGGACATTGTCCCGTAGTTGACTAACGATACTATCATAATTAAACATTGACTCCTCCTTAGAATCGTTCAAATTCAGCGTCCTCCGCTGTTGCTTCTTCTTCAGACGCCTCTGAGTGTACTGCTTCAAGAAACTCTTCGCTACCATCTAGTACCGCAATGGTGTGTTCGAATGCTTCAAGTGTAGCGAGAACGTTCTTACGCGTCTCATCCTCTTCATCTAGACTCGCATAATCTTTACCAAAAGATTCTAGAGTATCTAGATAAACGCAACGCAAAAACTCACGTGAGATGAGCTCTACATCGTTACGGGTATATTGACCTAAATCAATTAGGTTCTCAGGCATTGGTGTGGACATTAATTCCATTCCTCGTTGTGGGTTGATTGACGGACATCGGAGAAGAGATTGTTAACGAACTTATCTTCATCTCCCCAGCGTACATCGGATTTATAGTCTTGACGATCAAGACCTACTACTTCGTTCGCTAGACGTTGGTTTGACTTGCGAACCTTACTACGCTTCTGGATCTTGAGTGCTGCCGCACGAACCATTGCGTAACGTACTTCTTTACTTACTGCCATAATTATACCTTATATGTAGGGGGTTGTCAAGTGGCTAGAATCCATTATTTGGATACAGTTCATCTTTGGTTAACTGACCGCGTTTCTTCGACTCCTTCTTACGGTCGACGTGGGTAGAGGCGCGATTGAATCGCCCCGCATACTTCGCGACCGGATTCGACCGCTTGGTAGATTTCTTCTTCATTGTCATATGCCTCGTTTTCCCATGGCTGATCACAGTACTTCATATTCTCATACTCTTGACCATCGAATATCCATTTATAAGACATCACACCTTCATTCAGAGTTAGTCCAGTATGAATCAATCGACCACTTAGTATCTGTACTGCATGAATCATCTCATGGGCAATGTTGATTTTCATTTGTTTCTCATCGACCCGTTTGCCTTCGAAGTACTCAGCGATAGAGATATCAACTTGATCCTCATCGCCGTCAACTAGTCCAGCGAACGTACCTAGCTCTTCTACAAACTCAAGTTCAACATAGCCGGGTAGATTAGATATCCCTAGGAACTCTGCCACCTTGTGAACATAGGTGGACATCTCATAACTAGGGGACTCAGAAATATCAACATTGACCGCATACTTCATATTAGTTATCCGACCTAATACCAGCATCATAGTTGTCATCGCTGTCGTAATCGAACAGAGTAGACCAGACACGAAGTTTGAACAACTTTTCTGTTCTCGCCTCCTCAACAGCAGTGTACGACACTACTTCCCATTGTTGTAACAACTCAATCATGCAAACAAGGTCGCCGACCTCTTTAGCAAGTAGAGACAGGTTGTGTTGATCCTGACCGAACCGCTTTACCTTCGACACTCTTTGAATGACCTCGGCACATTCTTCTTGCAGAATGGTGAGCAGTTCGGTACAGCTATCGTTATGTCGTAACATTAAAACTCCACTCGATCATGGAAAGGAACCGCACCGGAGAACTCAGCTCCAGTAATCTCACGAACTTTGTTTCTAAAACGACTGTCAGAAGTAGCGACGAACGTACCACCCATCATCGGACGTTCTTCACATAGATAGGTTGGACGTACGAAACAGGTGCCGCGAGCGTAACCATCGACCAACTCAACCGCAGGGCGACCCACGGTTGGTTCGAAAGGACCTTCGACGTTCACTATAGTCACTTCAGTGAATCGTGAACTCATACCACCAGCAGAAGAGTCGCGGTTATCTGCTCGATAAATGTTTGCAATTATACCCATATCAGTATTCCTAGTGAAAGGTTGCTTGTTGAAACTCTAGTTCTTGTTCGATGAGACTCATCATCTCATCGTTGTTAAGACCTATAGCAGACAATGTTTCTATTGCGGTGTTAGAGTCGATAACATCATCAAGAAAAGAATCTATGACATCACGAACCGCCTCACCAATCTCGCCAGTGGCGAACCACGCTACAGTACTCATGACTTAGCCTTAACAACTTTATTGTTTTTGAACTCAGTACCAACTGGACCGACCAACTTACCGACCAACCAGAAGTCTTCTGCTTGCAATTTAGAAACGTCGTTAGAGTAACCTTCTTGAACGAAGTCTGGACCTAACTCGTTGTAGTTGTTAAGGAAATGAACAGCAGCTTCGACAGTGTCGAAAGTCTGTGCATGGTGATTGTTTGACATTTTGGGTTTTGCGTAGAACATAATTTAAATCTCTCTCTTCATTAGTTTATGTAGCCATTGTACCTGTTTTTGAAACATTTGTCAAGGGCTTTGCTTAATTTTTTTTAGCAATTGCATGTAAATATTCACGTTTCAGAAACCACTTGTATTTTGCAAAGTAATCCTTTGCCTTGTAGTCTGGACGTTTACCTGTGTAGAGTTCAACCTCATCACAGTGCTCGAACCACATTAGATTACACCAACGTCTAAAAGTCATATTATGCCACCAACTGATAAGGTTTGTTGAACTGCCCGACGTTGATGTCGATGTAGTGACTTCTGAAGAAGTAGTCAGTCGCGCTGTCGTCTTCACAGAAGAAGTCAGGCCCTTCCATAGCAGCCTTTAACTCAGTTAAGAACGCAACAACTTCTTCGTTGTCGTAGTTTTCAGCAATCCAGTACGGATTGACCTGAACGTAGTCACGAGGACCGTACTCACTGACAGGTAACGCTCCGATGATATCGAGAGCACCACTCTTAATGTTACACACCAAACTGCTGTGATGACGAATGGCAAGAGTGCCTTTCATGTTGTACTTCTTGAGGACCGCTTTGATCGCGGGGGTTAATTTCTTTTTATCTTCTTGACTTACATATGCCATAACAAATTTCTCTCTCATTAATTTATGTAGCTATTATAACAAATTCTGAATAATAGTCAACACTTTTTTAGCTATTTCTTAGACCGATTTGATATAAGGGTATTCCAAAAAGTTCTTAACCAACCACCCTCTTCCCACATCAATGGTATGCGCTCTCCCAGTTCTTTCTCTTCTTCCATGTGTAGGTTGACGTATAACAGCAAAGCGAGGAACCCAAACAAACCAAAACCGATTATGTCGTAAACCAGTTCCATTACTTCACCCACACATGGTTGTATTTCGTAGGAAGAACTTCACACGTGTAGCTATCGTTCTCAGCATAGTTGATAACCTTGACACACTCTCCAGTCATATTGCTAACATGAACATCGGGCATATCAATAACAGCAGTACAATAAACAAGGGCAAGGGATACAGCAACAAGACTAAAAACAGTTTCAGACAAACCTTTCATATTAACTCCTTATGCGACAATTTTTATAGGGGCACGGTCAACTGCTTTCAACCATGCTTCAGGTGATTTGATGATAGGTCTGGAAACTCGTAACTTTTTTTCACGGAAACATTTCTTCAATGCCTTAGCTTCCTCTCGACCTAGAAATCTTGAGACCAATCGAATCAGACACTCACGGAATCGATAGTCATGTTTACTGAACCCAGCAGCATGTGCGAGTTCATGTAAGACAACATACTTGTTCATGCCACTATCACTCAATCGAATGAGATCACCATAACAGACACCTGACAAAGAGTTTGATCTCATCTGTTCGATCTGGATAGTCTTACATGCAGATCTCAGTCCAATCGCTGGATCATTTTTATGATTGAAATTCTCCCACAATTTAGATTTTAGTACACGTTTTGCAAACGACTGACATTCTTTCAATGTGAGTTCTTTTGTTACGTGAGGGTAGTTGGCTTCGAATTTCCATTCTGCATTATAAGTCTTGCTCCTCTCAGAATCTTTCCATCCATGAGCATTCTTTCGAACTACATACTGATAATACTTGTATGCGATTTCTTCATCCATCACTTTGATAGCATCAGTGTAGTAGTGACGGTATTTTTCATGCCAAACTCGATAACCCATAAATCTCTCTCTAAATTATATCAAAGGACATTGTGTGCATTATGCGTCTTCCCTTCGAGGAAGTTACACTTTTATCACCCGACCACATGTCTATAACGTGGCCACATGTAGTCACCATCTCATCTTCATTAGACGTTAAGATTTCGAAGTCTCTAACTATCTCTTGATTAGTGGTAATCGTTAATCCAATGCATCTGATCTTCATTTCTCTTCCTTCTTTGACTTTATGTAGCTATTATACCACAGTGAGTATTAGAGTCAAGGGCCTATGTGACCTTTTTTCTCTTAGAAGGCGTCTTTTTCTTGACCGGAGTTTTCTTTTTGGTCACGGCAGGTTTTTTGGCTGCGACAGTTTTACGCGGCTTCCTTTTGGGTTTGACCGCAGTTTTCTTCGGCATCACAAATTCTTTTCGAAGGAACTCATTAACAGAAAGACCGCAGTTTCTCAACTCCTTTTGGAAACGAGTGATATCTTCCATCCACCACCCGTGTGGAGTTTCTAAGAACTGACCGTAGTGGTCCATGATTTCATTAGCGAGTCGGTTGCACTCTTCGGTGTCCTTGTCGTAAAGGTACCGGACCTTTCGGTCATAATTCAGTTTAACGATCTTAGGCATTGTCTCTCCCTAGATTAGTTTGTAGACTTTCTTCATGGTGTACTCGCGAGCAGACGCAAACGGTGCCTCGAACCAATCTGAGGAACCCATCACTTGAGGAGCAATACCATACTTCAAATATGCATTGACCAACTCAGCAACGTTGTTCGATTCGCACACAGGGCGCATCTCGTGTTCATCGTAAAGACGAATCTCAGAACCGTCTTCAGTACAAGAAATATAATCTATCATGCTACTTCTCCAAAAAATATACCAATGGGTGAACCGTTAGGACTACGGTATCCGATCTCATGAATATCATCAACTCGAACCTCTTCACGGTAACCGTCTTCCCATTTTATTTCGACACTGTCGCGACCAACTTGACGATCGATTAGACCGTGTGCGATGGGGTACATGGCACCCCAGTTACCTTCGACTTTCTGACCGATTAAATTCATGCGGCTTCTCCTATAAATGCATAGCGAGGGTTCTTACAAAACATTCCGACTTCGTCGAAACCCATCAAACAAAAACCGTCTAAAGGATCGGTACCTGCCTCATACTCGACCAGTTCGAAACCGGCACGGAAAGTTTTAACGTCTTTGATGTCTACTGGGATAACTGTCATGGCGACATCGTACTCTTCCTGTGTTAGGAAGGTAGCGTCTTCGTTGGTTTCTGTGTTGTCTGTCCAGTTCTCATTAGTCATAATCAAATCTCTCTTCATTAATTTATGTAGCTATTATAGCATATTAAGAGATAAAACGCAAGGGCGTTAGCCAAAATAAATGGCTTATTTTTAGAACTTTTTGGCATAAGGATATAACTTTTTCGTATAAGGGACGAAAAAAAGAGGGGAGTCGTCCACGTACCTATCAGTCGGAATCTTCGAAAGACGGTCTCCCCTTTAAAACTATGCTTCTTTATCAATGTCCCACTTAACGACTGGCTTACCGCGCATGTACGCAATGAGGGATTCACGTCGTTTAAAGTCTTCTAGCCATGGAGCGTTAGTTCTTTCCGCATCCAAGAACACGCCATTGGTTATGACCACGGGTACAAGTATTGACATGTGGACAATGATGCTCACCGGAATACTGTAACCAAACCATCCGAAGTAAAACATGGCAATAAGACCGAAGAACGCACTCCACATAGTAAACAACACTATCATGAGGTAAGATTGCAGAACAGGTTCATTGATGAACCTAAGTGGATTGAAACGGAGATCCATGATGGACCGCCAACTTGTAACTACAAAGTTTAGAAATTTAATCATAACAGTTTCCTATATTAAGTTATTCCAGTACCGCCACACATGTAGCAGTCTTCGTCCTCGTAATCGTCATACCCATAACCCGAACACTCTTGACATGTCTCATCGAGATCTTCATCGGAGTAGTCGAACATGTCTTCGGCGTTTTCCATCACCATCAACTGAGGATTGAAAGTGACCATCTTGGTGGTCATCTCCACAATGCGATCGATGGCAACATGGAAAAAGTCGTTCTCATACTTACCTTCATAGAGTCGACCCGTCGTGTAGGGTAGGACGCACTCAAACAACTCCTTATCGATCGCGCTTTTCTCGCGTAGGAACTTTAGGGCACCGGACGTATTGTTACCCATACCGTTGTTGTAGAAGTCGTATTGCAGACGACCGGCCGAGCGGATCATCTCACCAGCGACAGTGTCACACTTGCCTTCGTTAGGTACCAACTCTGCAAAGATTCGATCAAAAGTATTACTCATAATAAATTCCTTAGTAGACGTAGGGTTCGACTGGGTGACCAGCCGCGAGCATCATTCCAGAATAAATGAAACCCCAAATCACAACTTGACCAAAAACAAACTCAGTTAACTGACTCATTACGCATACTCCTCTTGATACTCATCGTAAGTCAAGTACATGTCAGTGGTAGGATTAAGGTAGGCACCTTCACGTGCATCATAATACAAAGCACGTTGACCATCATAAAAGAATGGACCTTCAAGACCTTCACGTTCAACGTACTGAGCGCGAAACTCTGGAGTGATGTTTAAAACTCGATAACCCATAAAAACCTCTCTCAACTCGACTTTATGTAGCTATTGTACCACATGTTTCTACAACATGTCAAGGCATTATGCTAAATTATTTAAATTATTTTATGGCGATGGCACCCACAAAGAGATGGTTCTGCCAGAAGGGTTGAATCTTGGTGGCACAGAATCCCGCAGTCATGCAGAGTGAATGTAGATCATTCCAAGTTGAACACTTCATCATAGAACGGAGTTCACGTTCCTTAGATAACAAGTCTTCTGCTTCGAAGTTTTTAGACTTGTGATCATAGAACTGAAACGTCATGATTTCTTGGAGACGAGCATCTCTCGCCATAGTCTTCTCTGCAAATATGAATGCACCACCTGTGTTTAAACCAGCATATATCTTCTTCACTAAGTCACGTCGCGAACGTGGTGGCATGAACTGTAGAGTGAATAGAGAGGTGACGAGAGAACAGTTAGCGAACGTTGCGTTACGCACATCCATATTATGGAAGTCTACATCACCCAGACCCTCATTATCAATCTGCTTGTGGCGAGAGTTCATGTTGTCAACAAATCCTTCCGCATACTCGATACCTGAGTAGTGCGCCAGAGGTGCGAATCGATTGTTCTGTTTCATCATCTCATAGATGGTCTTGCCCGTCGAACAACCGATGTCGACAACGTCAGTTAGATCCTCGACAAAGTATTCAGATAACTTTATGACATCGTGATGTAGATTGCTGTACCCGCGAATAGAGTTCTCGATGTGATTATCGAATCCTTCCTCACGGTGGGCAAAACTAAAGTCTGGTTTGTTATAACTCTCTCTATCTTTCATTGTACACCTTCAATACGTTCTCATAGACTGACTCAGCAATCTGTTTCATCATCAATGGTGGAACCATACGACCGATACGCTCTGCCTTCTGATTCCATTTACCCGTCAGTTTAAAGTCATCGGGAAGTGACATTATACGCTTTAATTCCCCTAGTGTCAACTTGCGAGACTCAGACCAATGAAATGCACCAGCGGTTGTATCCCCGTTACCCATTGCAGTCAATGTAGGTGCAGGCGCCTCTAGAGACACACGCTTGAGGTTGAAGTGATGACCCTTGGGATGATAATCACCACCAGTCAAAACTTTATCGGGGAACGTTGGCATTAGAGATCCAGTGTCTTTCCAGTACGCGGTTCTCTCAAACTTCTCCGTCAGATACTTAACTTCTTCTTCGTCATACTCCAGATCGACTAAAGCATCCTTGAGTGGTATGGCGGTTCTTGCTGGTTCTGGAAACAAGTGATTCATGGTCAAGAAGTTTAGTCCCACTTCATCCGCAACGTCTTGGCGTACTGCAATAAAGATGACACGACTACGCGTCTGGGATACACCATAGTAGCGAGAGTCCATGACTTCGGATACCACTTCATACCCAATGTTCTCGAACTCATTGAGGATACGATTGTAGTACTCTTTTGCCTCACCGATCGTGAGACCTTTAACATTCTCTGCAACGATGACTTTGGGTTGAATCTCGTTTGCCACACGTAGGAACTCAAAGAACAGATCTTCGATGTTCTCTACAATCTTACCATCGCTGTAGGACTTAGTCTGTCCCCACCCGTCAGAGTGTTTACCGTCAGATGAATGAGACAGTTTACCCGCGACAGAGAATGCAGAGCATGGAGGCGAACCGTCGAGGATATCCAACTCACCCTTCTCAAGACCAACAAGGTCCAGAAAGTCTTGACCTGTTAGTTCTTTGATGTCGTTCGGGACGATAGGTGTGTCGGGATAGTTTTCTTTGTAGGTGACTCGTGCCTCTTCTACAAACTCATTGATGGCGAGAATGTCCGCACCCGCAAGGCGGTAACCTGTAGAAGATCCACCGCCCCCCGCGAACGTAGAAACGACTTTGAACTTTTTCTGGGATGCCGCGTCATAGACATCTTGTAAATTGTACGGGTTATAACTCATAATATACCTTCATTTATTAACAGACATTATACAGTATATAGCATTGTCTGTCAAGTGATAAAATCAGATAGGTCGGACACAAAGGTTTGTTGATAGTGATCGCGACATAGGTCCATGACCCTGTTCCGACGTTTCCAGTTGATCTGGGTATCGAGCAACAATGACTCGAACAGTTTGTCTATTTGAGAACCCAACTGTAAATTAATGTGAGGTTTTACATTACCAAAGAGTTTTTCGATCTCGTACTCTTCGCGTATGATGTTCTTCTGGTGTGGCGTGTTCAGTTCTTGCCATGAGAACTGCATAAGATAGTCACGGACTCGTTGGTCACCCCACGGAGCAATATGGATCTTACCGTACATCTCCGCAACTTTGTTGTGGGTCGCAATACCAGCACAGTGTCCATTGAGATACGCTTCACGGAACTCATTCCAGTTGACGCGTTTGTCTCCACTCTCTTTACACCACTTCACATAGTTACGCTTCTTTTTAAAAGAAGAGTACCGTTGGGTTGCTTTACGAGACGCACCAAAGTATGCATCTGCGACCCATCCAGTGACCGAATACTTTTCGACCATGGCGTCATAAACATAAAGAAAAGGATATGCGGCTGCCTCGAACTCAGACTTTTTACGACAACCTAGTTCGACCAGTCGTTGGAAGTCTTGTTTGATGTTTGCGGTTGGTATGATGACCGGAGTGAATTCCCACCCCATAGTATCTGCTACGTCACGTGCCTTGACAAAGTCATAGGACTCATGATTGTCCAGAGTGAAACTGTATGCGTGGACCTTGCGTCCAGCATCCTGTGCGCTGATACCTACAGATATAGAATCGACACCGCCGGACAGTAGTAGTCCGACAGTGTCGTCTGTTACGTGAGTATCGATGTGATCAGTAATAAAGTCTCGTATCATGCATCTACTTATGCGGCGACTTCAAGTAACGTTTCACGTTCTGCGCGAAAGGACAGGTACTCATCAAAAGTGTACTTGTTAGACTTCTCATTGTTACATGAACCGCATAATATACGCAAGTTATCGGGAGTAGTAACACCACCCACATCGACTCCCCAAGAGTGAGGGATATCGTGGTCACCTTGAACTTCGTTTGCCTCTAAAGGAACTGAACAAGATTCGCACTGACGATTGACTTCAACATAACGATTGTGGATATCTTGGTCACTGAACGTACGGAGACCATCTAATACCACAATACCGAACTCTTCGTAACGACCAGCAAATCGTGTCATCATCTGAGAGATTGTGAATCGTGTCTTACTCAAGTGATTGTGCACACCCAAGTACTTACTGAATGCAGCAGAAATAGTCCACTCATCGCTGCTGTCCTTGATCCACGCACCCAAGGTGTTGTCGCTCTTGATTTCCTCCAACATGTAAACCCACGCACGGGCGAATGCCTTTGGATCTCTCACCACAAAGTTTTTTTGCTCTGATCGCAAAGCAGTGTCAATACTCATCAAGAATCGGGTGAGCGCAGTGAAGCTACCTTCGTTACGCTTTGCAGCCTTGATCTTAGTCGATGGATACTCATCGTAAATACTTGCGATAATATCTAACATCTTTATACTCGACTTGAGTGCATTCTCAAACACGCGCTTCTCGCGGACGGTATACTTACCTGAATCGATAATAGAACCTTGCTCAAACATTTCATCAAGCTCATCGTCGCCACACGCAGCTGCGGCATCACCGTTAATGTTCATCTTCAACAAGCGAGAGGTCACAATGTCATACTTCAAGCGACCCGGCGCGAAACCAATGAATTTCGAATCAAGAAACAATCGATGTGGAACAGTGTCTTGCTCATCGATTAGGCGCGATGTGTTACGAACCGCCTCTGCGATAACATTCTCATCTAGTGTATTGCGATGCTCCGCACGTGAGTGGTTTGAACCAGCATTACGGTTACGCGTCTCAATCGCATCCATGTTTGGTGTAGAGTTGTGATAAACAGTGAATAGCAGTTCTTCCTCTAACCAACGGTTAAACGCAGCAGGATACGCCTCCAGAATTTCTTCAGCAGTCATACTAGCGATAGTTGTCTCACCACCGTGGTCATTGACAAAGTATGCCTGATTAGACAACACGAACTGGTTACTCACGAACTCAGAGAAAGTTCGGCTGCGGTGACCACCGTCAGTAACACGTATTTGTAAACGCAGTTCACCGTCAGGTGTTGAGTAAACAGATACCGCAAGATTAGGTAAGTCATTACCCGTGAAGAAGGTCTCTGTGATACCTTGCTTCTTAGTCACCTTGTTCACATCTGGGCGATTAGTCTTAATAGACTTTATCACATATCCAAAGTGAATCAGTGCAAGGTACTCACGCACTGTAAGGATACGGCGTTCGCGAATACGGATACCGTTCTCATACTTGAATTGGTTGTTCGGTGAGATGTCGGTGAATTTTGTTAAAACCGCACCAACATCAACTTCTCTGACTAAACTATCAAATAAAATGGTCATAATAAATAATCTCTTACTATTAATTTATGTAGCTATAGTAACACATGTTTCTATAACATGTCAAGTGTTTTGCTCAATTATTTCCTTAATTTGTTTCTTGTTTAATTTCTTAAACTTACGTCCTTTAGTAGACCAAGATTTCTTAGGCGTATTAAAGAGCTGGAAAACTCCAGTACGACGTGGTACGTAACCGACAAGGTCTGTACCTTTACTCACGTAGATGTGGTTGGTGATATTCTCCTCACCCCAATCGGTTATCTCTTCGCGCCACAGGAAACGACACGCTTCTTCAAGACTTATGATATTCATATTAAAACTCCATCGCGAGTTGTTGACCAGCAGAAATGTTGACGACCTTCATCATCTTCATCATGTTGCTGTTAAGATAGTGACGGTCCATTGGATTAGGACCAGTCGCAATGCTGTAGTAGTCAGCGTTACGTAGTGGATCGCCCGTAGGCAAGTCACGGTGAACAAACATCACCTCACCTTCTTGAACACCTTTACCATTTGTAAACTGGATGGTCTCGCCTACTTCAGCGTAGTCAGAACGATTAGTGAACTCACGCGCACTAGAAACATACAAAGCAGATGGGTTTGGATATGACTCCATATGGTCATATGCATCTTGGCGAGTCTCGAACGGACCTGCCGCTCTCATGTTTTTGTAGTTTTTCATAACGTAGTACATAATCAACTCTCTCTTTATCAATTCAATGTAAACATTATACCACATGTTTTTACAACATGTCAAGGCATTATGCTAAATTAATTTACCAAACTTCATCGCCAGTGGTGCGGAATCGCAAAAGGGGGCGTAACTCTTGACCCAACTCACGAGTAGTCATGTTGTCTGCCTGACACAAACAAGTTTGGCTGCTGTGGAAGTCACGGAAAAACTGTTCATCGAGATCAGACTCGACGCAATCTTCAAGACTCCAGTCTGCGAACAAATCGTCTAGTAACATCTGGTTATCTTCGCTCATGTATCGTGTGTGGGAGTTGTATTCCAGTTCCATCTCTATCTCCTTGTTAACTCGACTTTATGTAGCTATTATACCAAATTTTTAAAGAAAGTCAACACTTAATCGTGACTAATTTTAGGTAATAAGTCACATTGCCACTAGGGTGTCTACTAGGTTCATTAGTACTGCTGTACCTGAGATAGCACTCCCTATCATGATTGCTTTGTCATTCCAACAATGACCAACATAAACCCATGCAGTAGCAGCAGACGCATAGCATATCTGTCCCGCGATACTGAATCCTGCACTCATGGTGAACACTCCAACCACACCAAGTACAGTAGCACCCCACTTGACATAACTATCGATGGTACCCGTCGGTGTTGCTGGTTTCAGATCTTCGACTTCTAGTTGCAGTTCTTCCATCTCTTGTTTGAGACGTTTACGCTCGACATTAAGTTCCATAGCAAGTCTTCCTGCTTTGGACATCGTACTACCGGCAAACTCCTGTTTGACTTCCGGACTGATTTGACTTTCAACCTTTGCTACGCGCTGGTCTTCTTCAATAGAACTTTTACTCATTATCTTCGCATACTCGCAAGGTCTTTCATCTGTTGTTCATCAATCACGGGGATTGCATTGGACTTGTGCATAGTGCCGATACCCTTGACTAGGGTTCCGGTGTAGTTCATTATTTCTTTCTTTTCGGTACTGAAAGTACCCGAATCGTGAGATTTATAAACTGGAGTCTCCCTTCGATAAGGTTCACTCTTTACTTCCATAGGCTGGAATGTGGGGGTAGGTTTCTTCTTGGTAGACCAAGCATTGTACGTCTTCTTTCTACCAGTAGTAGTATGTCGCATTGAACCGTGTATCATAATAACTCTGCCGCTATTTCATTTTCTTTTAAAAAGTTATTCAACGCTCGTTTCGCTTTCTTATCACCATAGATGATGGAATCAGGGATGCGTACATTGTAACGATAGGAATATAACTTACAAGCACTTTCCCAAGGGGTTTTGCTAGTACGCAATATCTTCTCTTCATCAAGTAGAGAATCGAGCTTCTCCCAAGGAGAGTAAGAACTCTCTGGTAGACGATGTTTACTTACACTTTCTAAGATCGAGTTGATCACACCCTCATCATCATCGAAAGGGGTTTCTTTGGCAAAGGACAAAGCATATCCTAGTCCTTGTTCATAATCCATCATAATATAACTCTCAAGTTGTTTCATTAAATATACAATGTGTATTATACGACACATTCTAGGGTGCTGTCAAGTGTACAATCCTTTTACATTCATCAAATCTTCGAATACTAGTAAGTACACCGAACAGGTCATCATCTGCCTTCTGGGCAAACCCTAACCAAAGTATCAATAAGATACGTAGTACCCAAACACTTATCTCTCTAGGAACCACTCAGGAACCTCGCGGTTAGTCCACTTGGCAAAGTACTTTTTCTCTTCACGGTAATACTTGCGGTACCCTTCGGTAACGACAGTCTCCTTACAGTGGTCTGGCATACATTGTGGCATGACCGTCTCTGGTCCTACCTGATTGATATTACGTGGAGAGAACCACAGAAGTCCAGACAACTTCTCATAGGTAGCATGGATGCGCCCGTATCGGTGAGTGTACTCTTTTGCACATGCGACAAAGTGATCGTACAACCATCGGTAATTCTTGTTGTTCTCACGACACCATATAGCAGATGGGTGGTTTTTGTGTGCAACTTTGTATAGCATATTCTCACGTGCTTCGCCATCGACTATATAATGGTCTACCATACGTTTTCCGGACTTGGAAGGTCGACGTTCGACAGACCCGTCAAGAACCCGATGCGCAGTCGAGAGTAGCTGACCGTACTCGGTAACCATCTTGACTACATGCTTGTCACACATCATCTGTGCAGATATCACTGGATCATCATCTAATCTAAAAATATTCATATAGTATATCCCCTATTGAGTTAAGATATTATATACGAAAAAACGGCATCTGTCAATCTTTTTTAGAAATTAATTGTTTTCTCTGTAGCAGTGATGATTTTGACATCTTCCAGATAACAAGTAGCGGGTCATACATCCACAGAAACTTCTTGTGTCCTGCTCTTTCCATAGTTTCCCACGGTACGAATGCCTTGGACCAATTGTCAATGTACAGGTTTCCTATCCGTAGAACAACGTGACCTTCGCCTTTCTTGGTGATGACTCTACGCAACTGTACTTGCATTGTGATGACATTGATCCAGAAGTTGATCATTGATTTACCACTCATCAACCATAGTAGCGTAATGGCGTAGTCTTCACAGTCTCCCTCGTACGGTGGTTCCTTTAGGATGACCCATCGATCAAACCCATGTCTTTCACTATCGTATACATACTTCCACGTCTCGTTCAAATGAGCGACGTGCTCTTCCTTGTTTAATAAGTCTAACATATTTTTCATCCATTGAATAATACTTTTTTTATTTATATGGAGAGTCAAAAGAGTATAAATAACTGTATGAAAGAACTATTTGATTTCGGTTTCACCGCAGTAGACGAATCAGAACTCGATGCTGTTCAACAGCTAGAGAATGCATCTGATGCTGTGGATGACTACCTAACACGCCTTGATAATTTGTACAATGCGATACAACCACTCTTGACTAACCTCAAGATGAATCCTGAGAAGGAGTACATACTGTGGCCAAATCGTTTGGAGAAGATCGAGGAATTCGAAACACACATTCAAAACATCTATAAGGGATCCTAACCAATGTTTTTTAATCCAAAATTAGAAACCATCCTACTGAGTGATGGTACACAAACTCACGTTACTGCCGAAGAGAAAGAGGATTTTGCACGTTCGTTAAACGCTGTTTTCAATAGGGTAACTGTTGGAAGCGGTAAGTATCTACGACACAAGTCTTCAGAACTAAACGTATCCGAAGAGATGATCTCTCGCGGACCAATGTTCTGTAATGCTCTAATGTCACGTGGATATAAGAACATCCTATTTGTCGGTCATTTTAACTCTGGCCAGTCTAACTGGATGCTTGACGAATTCGCTGGTCGCATGATTGATTTGATGCCACCAGAACGTAATGGGATGAGTACTTTTCCAGACCTGAACATTGTAGCTCAGTCTATTCCGACTATGATGTCCATGTTTGACTATGATTGTGAATTCACAGTCGCCCGACCACCAGAAAATAAGCATAAAGGCGCAATGCACCAGATGTATAATGTCTTTAATAGTCAGTTTGTTTCTTTATGCTCGCATCAATACAAACACGGACAAACCTCTTGGACTCTAGAAGGTGAACACGAGAAATTCGACGCAGTCGTATTCCTTGGCGTACCTATGCAAGATCAAGAAGTTGGGTTCGAAGAAGATCAAGTCCGTGAGATATTTGCACCTATGTGCACCCCAGAATTTGATATGGTTGACATTTACTACGGTGCACCTTCCGCAGTTAAATGGTTTAATGGTGAAGAAAAAGACAGCAAGACAATGGTCGACACTGCGTTTGCTCTACGTTCAACGTGGGATAACCAAATGTCATCAGGCCGCCCGGAAGAATGCGACATCATGCACAGCATGGTTAAAGTATTCTAAGGAACTTACCCGACAGTAAGAAAACGAAGAAGGGACCGAAAGGTCCCTTTTTTTATATCCAGTAAAGTATCAATCCGAAGATTGCACACCATATTAACACGTTGGGCCTATACCCCCATACGATTTTAAAATCAATTGCGGTGTCCGCTACGAACTCTTTTACTGTTTGTGCGCAATTCAATAGAAACTCTTTAATCATCAATTACCGATCCCACTTCGACAGATGCATTTTCAGGCAGGATGAACTTAATCCCTGCATGGTTGTGATGTATTACAAATTTGGTATTACTGAACTCTCTAAAGAAGAATGACCAGATAGGTCTCCAGTTACTTGCCATGCGGTGTACGTTCAGAGCAGACCTGTTAGACTTTATGAAGTTGTCTGTGAAACTGTCTATGGTCATATCGAACATCGCATCAAAACCATACATATGGATTTCAGTTGCTTTCATTACACGACATGCATAGTCCACTGCCATGTGACCACAAGAATAGTTTGATGCTGCTTCCGATAGTTTATGGCCAGGTAGTTGTGCATATGGGGGAACGTGTGTATGGAACCCACGGATATTCGGAGAGTATTTTAGATAGAAGGTAGGACTCTTTTCCATCCATCGACGTGGTCGCGTACCTAGAATCCAGTCGTATTGGTCTAGTGAGACCTCCCCTTTCTCTAGTGCCTCCATCATTTTGAAGTCAACCATACATGAAGCATAGACTTCATTTTTAGGTAAATTCATGGGTGGCATGTTGCAGACGACAAGTTCGCCTGGCGTTCCTCTTTCAAAGAGGTCGGCATTCTCGCCGTTACCCAATACATTAACTCTTCTCATTTTACTTTTGCGCCAACTGGTTCTCTGTGGTATCTTCCATATACACAATGCGCAAGTTCATGACCCCAAGTATCCATATGATCATCATCGATACTATTAGGTACAACGACATAGATTTCGCATCTAGACATTTCACCCGATTCTTTGCTTTTCCACCAGCGAGAATATCCTAGTGAAGGTTCGTTGTGAGTCTTGATGTCCTTTACCGCTTTGTCATATTCTCTTTGAGTCTGGAACGTATACACCGTCACAGGGAATTGAACTCCGCTGTTATCCATTGTTCCTGATATTTTCTTATTAGGCGATGGTTCGCATGATACTAATAATAGTACCGTGAAACCGATTATGATTTTAGCTAGGGTATCTCGTAGCATGACCTTCCTCCGTTAGTAATGTATTTATACATTTCCACTCATTGTAACCAGTTTCAATAAATACTTCTGCGAGGATACGACCATACTTACCTTCTTTGTGGGTAATGACCGTTACCTTGGTACCTACCGGAGCCATCTTATTGACATAATCTGTTGCTGCAAGACCCTTTTTCTTTTCATCAAGGTCTCTAGTACGTGACTCGTAAGCATCAATACCAAAAAGGCGCAGGCGCTGGTTAGCGTAAATGAGACCAAAACCAAGGTCAATATCAACGTCGACGGTATCGCCGTCCACCCATCTACGTATTGTTGCTTCATAGTTATACATCACCCACCTTCTATCTAGGAATATTCTGCGCGACATCAAGAATGTCCTGATATTCCGCAATCTCTTTCATTTCAGAAACAAGCGACTCCATGACATCGGGGTGTTCTCCGATACCAGCTGGATTGGTTAAATAAATCTCAACATTCGCTTTATGGTAAGCAATCTTACCCTGCACGTGTGCGATGGTCGCATCAATCATTCTTTCTCGTAAATTCATCCTTTAGTTCCTACTCTTGCCTTTTCTACTGCACGAGAACCAAACCAGAATGCCATTATGGCTGCAAAGATTGCTTTGGTATCATCGTCCCACAATGTATTTAATGCCTCTGATAGAGGTGTACCATTACTTAGTGCATCCTGTAATAGAGAAAACTCTATCATCGCAAACAGGAAAAAGAAGCAATAGGTAATCACGGGCCTCACAGACTTTTGTAGTCCGGATATGAACCCTGTCCCTTGTGCTATTGTTGTATCATGTTCCAGTAGTGCCTTCTGTTCTTCATGAAGACCCATTTCCTGAAACCGTTTTATTTCATGGTCATAACCCGCCGAAGTGAGTTCTGCCATCTTTTCCATTTTCTTTAGTTCGAATTCTTGATTACGTTTGGACTGAAAGTGATCAGTGATTGCCGGTACAACCGAACTACCAAACCCTAGAAGCGAACCTAATATCCCACTCAACATATCTCATCCTCCAAAAAAAAAGACGGGAAAGTTTCCTGTCCCGTCTTTATATATCATTAAACTAAGTGCGTATTACAAGCTTGCAATAAACTCGTTTACTTCTTCGATTTCTTCTGGCGCCAAGAATTGCTTGTGTACGCCAACAGAATCTAGAAGACCTTCGCTTACTCCGTCACGTAGACTACGGACTTCAGAATTATCTACAACCATATCGATACAACCTAGAGAAATTTCTCTCTTTGGCTCACCAAAACTTTCTAGTTCTTGATTATCTTGACGTGGTAATAGGTGGTTAACTAATTCAGTCAATTGAGTGTGAGGTGATTGAACTAGCTCTTCGTATGACATTTCTACATCATATACGAACTTAGATGAATCTGCTTCGTATGCTGAAATCAATTCGAAACCTAGAGGACCGTCACGGAATTCATCCCATGATGATTCTGGTTCCCAAGTTTTCCATAGAGATACTAATACATCTTTGTAGTCTCTAGTAATTTTTAGAAGTTGGTTTGTTGCAACCGCCGCAGTCTCTTGACCTTCTATAATAAGATCAGCAGTCAGTGTATCTCCGTCTGGTTTGTGACCCAGAGAAGTATGTATCAGTGGCTTGAAGATATGCTCATAGGCAGAGTTTGAAATTGAAAGGTTTGAGTCGTGGGTTTTTAGTTCTTGCTCATAACGAATGTACATACCGTACATATTTTGAACAAAGTCATGACCGGATGCAGCACTACCGACCATATAATGATCGTTTAGCGTTACAATACTAATTGGGTTTGGCATTTTATTATTCCTTATGGATTCTTTAGAATTATCCTTATCCGCACGTGCGAAGAGTAAATCGCTGGACTGGCCAGTCAAATACGGAATAAGTCCTATTATTTATAAATTCCGACTCTCTAAAGAGTCGGTTTATTTAAATTATTTTTGTTGTTGCCACATTGTCCATAGGCCGTACAGAACACCAGCGTATGCACCTAGAGTAATGATTGAATCAAATAGAATATAACTGGCACAAAGTGCAACGATAATCACACCGTCGTACGTGGTTCTTTCGCCTAATCGCGCTTGCAACCAAGTCTTTGCCATCATTACATAAAAAGATAGTTTTGAGAAATTGAACATAGTTAGTCCCTATAATCGTTAAGTGTAAAATTAGTTCCGTGCATCTTCATAAGATCACGTTCGTGGTTTGTATATACTAATACTTCAGGATCATCTACCAAAAAGTCACAGCTCTTACAGAAATCTGGGTAGTCTTCGGTACGGTGTTGCTCACGTAAAGTCTCATACTCTTCTCCAAAGAATATATCTAGTATGTTGTTCTCTGAGGCGTGACCTAATACTGCTTCTTCGTCCCGTCCTAAAACTTGACAACATGGGTGCACTGCACCCGTTTTCTTGTCTAGACCACCAGCACGTATCACTACGTCTGGAGAGAACGGTCGTCCACAAGTCTTTTTCTTACCTTCACGTACACCAGATTCGGTGATATCTTGAACACCGGACCAGTTGTGCATTTTCCATATTTCAGTCTTGACGCCTAACTCATCAACCAATGTCTTATACTTGTCTAGTTCTTGGTCGATATTGTCGTTGTCTGTTATTAGGTGATAGGTTGATATCACGCATTCTGAACCAGACTCTTTTACATACGCAACCATCTCTTCGATGTTACGTCTAATCTGTGCGTAGTGTCCACCCACAGCATTGTACATCCACTTGGTGTAGTCTTGTTCGTCTGCACCAATGAATGAAAACCGATAGAAGTCCAGGCCAGCATCGACACAGTCGCGCATGTATTTGCCCTGCATCTTGAATCCGTTAGAGAAGATGAAACATTTTGCTCCATACTTCTTCACTACCTTGATATATTCAGGTAGGTTTTTTGCCATCGTCGCCTCACCAGAACCGTCTAGGTTGACAACATTTAATCCGTACTGAGCACAGTCCGCAACGTATCCTTCGAACTCATCGAGTTTCATGATACGACGGAACCCTTTATGTCGCCCACCTTCTCGTAAGTCTTGTGGACACATGGAACACGAGTAGTTACATCCCCCCGCTACCTCAATTACTGCACGGTCAATTTGAAATGTTTCTCTAGTCATTTCCATAATAAGTCTTCATCCTCTCTTCATACTCTACTGATTTTCGTTTAGTTTGATGTAGCAATTCTTCTATATTTTCTATCCACCACCAGACTCCCATTTCTTCTTTTGATACTTCTGGATTGAGTCTTAACGCATTCGGTGTATGGTATTTAGTCACGCCTTCACCACTGATTACTGCAAGTGGTCGGGCAAAGTTCTTCGCGACATAATGCCAAATACCGTCGTAACAAATCACCATCCGTGATGTGGATATTAGATGCATTGCCTCAGACGCAGGCGTACGATATGATAACTCGTGCATGTTGAAACCAAGACTTCTGAAGTGGTTGATTAAATGGTCCCAGTCAGAGTTGTCAAAGATTCGTTTCCACGTCCTAGGTTTCTCTGCATTCCATGTAGGACGCCAGAATACGATTCGATCTGGGTCATAGTCTTGAAATGCGTCCTGTCGGAATATCCAATCATTACATGGAGCATCCCCTCCAACAGCATCGGTATAATGTCCCGACTCAAACTCAAAACGAGCCTTGTGTCCGTGTGCATTTATCGCTGCAATCCTACGTTCACCGTTTGATTCTAAAACAACATCATCATTAAACTTCCAGTGTTTGTATCGACCTTGAGCATTGAAGATGTGATGTATTTCTACACGTTCTTTCTGGTGATAGAAGTTGTGTATATAGTCACATCGCTCGATGATCGTTTCTGGATCTTCGAAGTGATGAAGATATTTTGGTCCATGTTCCCAATGTAGTTCCAGATTAATCTTATCGATATCGTGGTCGGCTGCATATCTGTGACACGAATTAAGTGCCCACATAAAATCACCGACGCCTGGGGTACCGCGCCAGGTCACGAGTTCGGATGCCATTACTTTATCTCAGGACCTTGGTAGTCTTCATTTAAGAATACCCAAAAGTTTTCGTCTGAGTTAGTGACGAATGAGTTTAACCAATCATCAACATCACCTTGAAACGTTGAATACATACTTTGCCTTGAATTATGTTCGAACCAGTAAACCTCTGAGTCGCTGGTGACGCCGGTACCGATATTTCCTTCGTAACTTCCACCTAAACTTGAGGCATATTCTAACCATTCACCACACACCTTTTCTATGGCGTCACGATGTTTTCGAGGGATATCAATAGTACACGTATCTTTTTTCCAATCGGAACAGTCTACGAGTTGTTTGTATCCGCCTCCGTCTCCGTAAATTCCTTGTATAGAATTGATGTCATAAGTTCCGTTAGTTATCCTAAACTGACAATAACCCTCCACTTCAAAATCTACTGCCTTCTCGACAAATGCTGGACACTTAATACCTTCATCATGTTGTAATGTGGCATTATGATATTTTAAGTCAGTGTCCGGTGTTACTTTCCAAGCTTGACAGAAAGTATCGTTTCCTTTTGATTTAAGGAATGTTTTATAAGGGAAGTAAACCATTTCATCTAGGTTACATTCCAAGACTACTGGTGGAAAAAGAAAATCAAAACCCAAGGCCTCTGCTTGTTGTCGGGTCTCCCACTTCTGCATCTCTAACCTTGAACTCGCAATCGTGTTTCCAAAATAAGTGTAACTATTAGACGGGGGTAGTAAAAGTCCAGCCATATTGTTTACCACTACGTCCGGTGCAAATTTTCTTATTTCTTCTTGTACCCACCTTACTACTCCCTTTCCTCCATAATACACGTTGCGGTCAGGGCAACTGTGTTGAGTTATTAATTTATACTCATAGTTCTTTTCTTTTATCGCAGGCAAAAGAGTCTCATATGTCTCAGTTAATGCAATTAATAAAATTTTCATTAACTAGTCTTAATACTCTTGACTTTACGTGCCGAACCTGTAGATGTGTATAGACCGAACCATGCAGCACCCGCACCAACCACTACAGATATAAGACCTGCCTGTGATGCATTTGGTTCAGGTATCGTCATGAACCACTGAGTGACTTCGATGAGTAGGTACAGATAGGTACCAATGAATGCTCGCGGGAAAAGTCGATATGCATCGATTACATCCGCGAACTGTAACAACCCTTCAAACTTACTTGCTTTGACTTCTTTGTTCGACGTATCGAATTCTACTTCAAGCTCAATCTTCTGTTTGAATGGTTTTGCTTCTGGAGTTGGTGTGACTACTGTTTGTTCTGAAAACATGTTAATTACCTAAACCTCTTTTGTAACCATTTAAATATCGCATATATGGTCAATCCATAAAATGCTAATACGCTCATTGGTAATGCTATATATGCAAGTTCCCAAGGAGATAGAAATAGAACCTGCCATGTAAATTCGGCAACCGCCTGTGCATCACTTTGTCGTGCGACTGTGTTATTTACGGAATCCCATGCTAACTGGTTTTCATCTACTAAACTTTCCCATGTTTCCATAGGAATGCATACAAGGTCGGGTGGACATATGTCGTCCTCATATACTGTTCCAATAGGGTTACCATATATGTCTAGGTCTGCCATCACTTCACCTTGAAATCTTGCGGGTCACCATTTATTATATCTTTTGCCTTGTGTTCCCAAATATTAGGAAATAGGCCATGAACTATGCAAACGAACGCAAGTGACCACGCTCTGTACAAATGTTCAAAATAATTCAGACCTATCTCCCGTAGATGTCCCATATCAGAACACTTTCACTTCGTACTTTTGCTCCCATAATTGGGCGTCTAGTTCGTCATTAACCATTGGCCGCCCTCTTATGTTGAGACTGGTATTTAGTAACATCGGAACACCAGTTCTATCATGGTATTCTTCAATTACCTTTCGAAAGATTGATTCGCAATCCTTCTTCACGATTTGAACACGTGCAGTTCCGTCTACGTGTGTTACTGGGGCATAGTCATGCTTTGCCCATGAGGTGAACTGCATATGCTCATTCATTGGTCCGTCGAAGTATTCCTCCGCATATTCCTCTAGGATAGCAGGTGCGAACGGACGATACTTCTGTCGTCTTTTAATTGTGTTAACAGTGTCTTGTACGTCGTATCTTACATCAGCAATAAGGGAGCGGTTGCCAAGAGCACGAGGACCGAACTCAGCCCGTCCACTAGCAATTCCACAATAGCGATGTTCAAGTAAATGATCGACGATACTGCTAGGATTAACATCCCTTTCGATATTATGCCCCGCATAAGGACTCCATATTAATTTGTCTTTTCCGGTTGCCTTTGCCCATGATCGGGCTGCTGTCCCCAAACCAGACCCCGCGTCGGTCGGAGATACTGCAATATGTACCTCATCAAACAGTTCAAATAATCTGGAGTTGATCACAACGTTTTGTGCACACCCGCCAGAATAACATAACTTATTACCGTATTTAGACGCTTCGCGCATTATACCCATGATCGCATAATCAGCAAAGTCTTGGGTTGCTCGTGCAGCGACTTTATCTTCTACAGATAGAATACGTCGTTTGAATTCTCGCCGGAACTTTTTACGATCTTGTTCACGTTTAGATTCTGGGGCGCCTACTGCAATACCTAGAGAAACTTCCGGAGCGATGTCAGACAGGTTTTCGTACCATCGAATCAACCAATCGGTGATTGCGCTTGACTTAGGACACGTTTCATGGTACGCAGACAACCCCATTACCACGTACTCATCTTCGAGTGGACGTAGACCTAGGAACTTAGTTGTGAGGGTATAGACTAGACCTACCGACTTAGGGTAGTGCCATTCTTTGATTAGATTGAACTTATGATCCATGATGCAGGCGGTCTGCAACTCACCAACACCATCGATAGAGACTAGGACAGTATCTTCAGATGAATCCCACGGACGCGTGTAGAACGCAGAGGCGCAGTGTGACTCGTGGTGTAGATGGTGTGCGTCGTAGACTGACGCTTCTGGATAAGGAAACTTCTCGAATGCCTCAGATTTTTGAATCGTCTCTGGAGTTCTACCCGTTGCATCAACTCCGCCACGCATATCAAACTTGATACCGTGATCTTCATAAAAAGACACATGGTCATCATCATTTATCATGTCCCAGAGTACATCGGGAATATTCGGGTCGTTTTTCTTTTTGGAGTAACGTTCGCCATGAGTCGCGAACTCTACTGTACCATCTTCATTGATGATAGCAAATCCTGAGTCGTGATAAAATTCACTGTAACCTACATATCTCATCATTCACCTGTATTGTCAGATTAAATAGTTATTTATATAAAAAAAAGGGGGACCGAAGTCCCCCGACATGCTACCTTGAGCGGGATTAAATTCCTGTTATGTACTCGTATATATCTTTCCAGTTACGCATACGTGGGAAGTCACAATCGGTGTTATAGTCATGTTCGATCACAAGTGACTCAAGACCAACCTTTGCACCAGCGATGGCGTTCTCTACTTTATCTTCTATCCAGATACATCCAGTACCGTGATAGAATTCTAGCTCTTCGTCTTTGTCTGCGCCTGTATCGAGATAGACGTACTTCTCAAACACAGTCGGACCAAACATCTCACACAGATTCTTGGTACGTAGGTGTTGTGCGTATTCATCGTTACTTAAAGAAGTGATTGCGTGGAATACGTAACCTTGTTCTTCGTGTAACTTTCGAACATACTTGATGGCATCTCGCAATGGAGGCAGTTTACGAATAGTTGCACTCTCATTGAACATGCGACAGAGTCGTCGCTTCTCATTACGTTCTAGACCGTACATGACACCTACGTCGTATACGTCTGGATTCTTCATGATGTACCCGTGGCGTTTCATCCACTGCTTAAATCCGTACATCCAGTCTAGTAGAACACCATCACAATCTACTAGTATGACTTTATCTCTCATCACCCCTCCGTTAGAAACTGGACATCTCCAGTTCCACCTTGCCTAATATCATTTAAAATCTCAAACACTTGACCTGAAGTAAACCCATAATCAGCAAGGGCGACTTGAATACCTCCCCAATCTGGATTGCCAGAAGGGTGTTGATAGATGTAATGATAAACTAAATCTTCTACTAACTGTTTACTTGCTCGCATAAAAAAACCTCCCACATTGAATAGATATTATAACAATATATGAGAGGTCTGTCAATACTTATTTTGAAAATATTTACGGAAATAGTGCTCTTGTGAATTTGGAAGTCTTATAACGATTGTCATTCCAATGCTTTACCATATCGACTTTCCACTCACCACCAGTGTAGTGACAGAACTTTGCGTTATCAAAGAACTCTTGTTCGGTCTCATAGTGAGGAGAATCATTCCAAGTGGTGTCGATAGTCTCTACATCAAACTCATGTTTCATCAACTGTGCAGAGATGTAAGGCTGATCGTTCATGATAGACATATGGAAGTCACCAGTGTAGCACCAGTCTTCCCACGCCATGAACAGTTCACGTGCACGTAGACGCGCCTCCTTGGACCACAGGACCACCCCTGTATTCATAATGGTTAGTTTAGATGGTCGGTTAGGTGGCATTACAGGGACGATAGGACAGTCATGCATCTCGAACTTGCGACAGAAGTCTCGATAGTTATCGTCTTTGTAATCCCATGAATTGTACCCACCACCATTGGCGGTAACGAAGTCTGACTCTAGGACACCGTAGACTTCGGCACCAGACTCCATCTGATCAAAGATATTTTCTTCAGTGTTGACTACAATGTCTGTGTCAACGAATAATAGGTTGTCGTATTGATCGAACATAGGATCTAGCCATACACGTGCGCATTCATGCAGCAACGATGTAGAACAACCATGACCTTTGGTTGCAACTCGTTCATCTGAGTAAACGTGTTCTGCACCAATCTTCTTTGCGTATTGTTCGAATGATGTACGGGATATATCCGCAACTTCTTTATAGAGGGAAGAACGCGAACCGTCCCAGCCCGGAATATCACCGCGAGCATCTACTGCGTCACTCACGATCATATATTGAAAAATCACATTAGACATTCTCTAACCTTGTCATCAAGCGTTCTGCTCGATTTGTCACTTGTCGATACCATTTCGAATCACGGCCTTCAACTGCCGCGTTCACCCAATCCTCATTTTGTAAATGAAGATACATGTTCTTGAACTTACTTAGTCTTGGTCTACCTAGGTTAAACATCATGTTAACCAAGATTTGCTGTACCTCATCTGGCCAACAGTGGAACCCGTCTCCGTATAGTACAGCACATTCGTAGATTGCGACGTTGAGGTCGTGGTCGAATGCCTCGCTAACTCTTTCGGGGGAAATTTTCGTTCCGACTGAAGCGCCGTACTCGCCGTCACTTTCCTTGATGAGATGCCCAACACCGAACGTGGGATAGTTGAGATGGTCGAGGTAAATCTCATAGACGACTCCTTCGTCAATCTTTAATTGTTCGAATACTGCTTCTCTGTTCATGATCGGTTTCACTTTAGGTTTGCACCATAGTTTACGAATTAGTTCTATCATAACTTGATGGCAAGTACCACCAAGATAGCTGCCAACAAAATATTAGTTGTCAAAATTTCAATAGCAAGTATAGTATGATACCATACCCACCTTGTTTTATATGCATTTGCTACAGTTACTTCGTCAGGATTTGGGTCTCCAACTGGGTCGGCCGACGATGGACCTGAACCCAACCATTTAAAAAAATTCATACTACTAAACCTTTATTGTGCTTTGTACCCCTGCATTCTTCTTGATTGCAGTTAGTTTATTCTCCCATTCCTTTCCTGCTATTCGCATGGTTGACTTAACACCCGTCACCATTTTAGGTGCTGATGAAGGTGGAAAGTAACGCACCCATTCGGGATTGTCAATTAACCATTGGTCGTACTCAGAAATCCGGAGAGACAATTCCTTGCACTCTCCGGTTTCCTTATTCTTGAAATCATACTGTGGCATAATATATCCATTCCAAATCTTTTTCAATCACTACGACAGGCATCTCACAAAATGCACCTGAAGAGATAATCACCCCCTTATCGAGAAAGTTGTTGAGTAGACGCATTTAGTATCGTATAATACTGATTAAGACTTTTCGTTTGATAATTCGAATTGCCTTGAGAATATATTGCTTGGCGTCTGGTATCGTGCACGAACTTTTGTAATTCGTTAATTTGGTTCAACTGCTTTTCTTGACTCGACATTGTGAATTCTCCTTAGAAGTTATAGTTAATTGTCGAAAAGATTACTCGCTTATCAGATTTGGAAATGCCTCCTGTACTAGTTTTTTGGTTATGTAACGACAAGGTGGTTTCTTTGCCACCATTTTCAGAACGTACTCAGCATCCTCCGGATGAACGGATTCTAGAAGCTGGACGAATTGATTCTCGCGTTTAAACGCTGGGGTATTTTCACCCTTACCTCCCTTCACGAAGTTTCCAAATTGCTTGTGCTGCTTCGTTAGGGTAGAGGGTGCCGACTCCGGTCTGTTCGGAGTGAAAGGTGGGCGTCCTGCTGGAAGTAAAAATTCCAAAGAATCGTCGAAGGAACCCCGAAGGATATCTTTGAACGCCCAGTTGTCTTCATATTTTTTCAAAACATCTAATCGGGCTTCACGGGAATCTGCTTCTTTGTATTCCTCGAACACCTCAAAGACTTCTTTACGAAACGTAATCATTACTTACACCTTATCAATTTTGTAACACACATAAGTTTTTTTCATTATGATGATGTCTTCTTTGAACTGACATCTCCAAACAAGATCTCTTAATACTTGCTCATGGTTGTTTATCTTAATTCTACTTCTTCTGAGCTCGTTATCTTTCTGACTGATTTGGAACTCTTTTATTTGTACTACCTTTATATATTCATCAATTATAACTGCTGTGCTGCCAATCCAGAGTAAAGAGCACAGCAGGGCGGTTATCGCCACTGAGTGAAAGGTACTCATTAGATTCTCCCTTATGTCAAGGGTATTTATAAATGGGGAGAACCCAATGAGTAAATTATCTTAAACTATTCCACTCTTCTGGAGTAACGTCGTTTAATCTGCCGCGTTGGTCATTTGGTAGGTTTGGTTCTGGGGGAGTGAGTTCTTCGATACAATCACCAAATGTATCAAACAACCTATTAAATTTCATGCCATACACATGGCAGAGACCCATGAGAATATTAGCAAGGTCATCGGTATCACTGGGAGACAATGAATCATATTTCCCTTCATCGACTAATCTTAACAACAACTGGAGATCGTCCGTGATCCCCCAGCAGTTCATGATGTCTTGTTCTAGATCAAATCGATCTTTCATGCCGCCACCGCCATTTCGACGGCAAGTTCAGCAGCTTTCTTCTTCTTGACTTGGTTTGCACCGTACCATGCAGAAGTCATTCGACCGTCGGCAGTACGACCCAACTGGTGATCAGTAAGGTAAGTCACAGAGTTGAATGCCTGCCACCATGAACCACGACCGAAGTTTGCGCCTGGTTGAGTCTCTAACAACTCGTATGCTTTCTTTGCATTAGGTGCGAGGTCTTTGTAACCACGTACTTCTGCGGCAGGTGCCTGTGAAGGGAACAGAGAGTTGTAGTACTGAATCAGAGTGTCAGCAGTGAACTGTCGCTTAGACAACAACTGTGCCATCTCTTTATACTGGTCAAACTTCTCGTGTGCAAGACCTAGGTGCTCTTTAACCATCTGTGGGTCAAACGCACGTCGGTGGTTTACTTTGATACCGTTGGTTGCAGAACCTTTTAGAGCGAGGGACAGAGTGTTCATGCAAGTCACACGAACTGGAGTGAATCGAATGTCGATCGACTTACCATACTCGTGTGGGTTAGAGAACAGAAGGTATGAATCGACTTGATCACCCTTCAGGATGTCGAACGACTCTTTGATGCGAGCCATTGCGTATACGATCTTACCGTCTTTGAGTGAACCCGCAGAGTTCATCTCCATGTCACCCGCAGAGCAGTAGTCATTGAAGAAAGTAAATGCCTCTTCATTCTGGCATGGTGACCATGCACCACCCACCTGAGTAAGTACAGAGTTGTCGGATGAACGCACAAGTGCCTCCATACCAGTGGCGATTTTCTCACCGTTGTAATCAGCGTAAGTAGGAACTTTCTCGACCGACCAGTCGACACCAGCTTTCTGCATCATCTGTACGGGAGTTAGGTCATTGTTGACTTCGGTACCAATACCCCAAGGGCATTTACCGACAGTCGCAGAAGTTTCGATTTGTAGTACATTGTTCATGGAAGACATAATATAGATTCCTTATTCAATTGAGTAGCCATTGTATCATATGTTTTGATTACTTGTCAAGGCGTTTTTAAAATAAATTACAAATGATCTGGGCGGTATTTATTTTGCAGTTCTAACGACTCATCTTCGAGCCCCATTTTTTTGAGACGACCCATCATGACGCGAATCTTTTGAGCCTCATCGCGCCCTCTAACATATGCACGATGGTCATCACTGAAGTGATAGGTCCAATCATGACTTTGAAGCATATGTTCTAGCAATTCCATTTCTGGTCTCATGCTACAAACTCCGACTTGGGTGAGAATCTAGGGTAGAGTCGGAAGTGTGCCAACTCAGTAAGAGTCTGAGTGTACATGATGGGTTCTTGTAAGAACTTCGCATCAAGGGCATCATAGAACAGAGAAGCATCATTGTTCATCTCTAACCAGAAGAAGTCATCATTGAAGAATGAATTCTCAGAGATTTTATTGATCTCTACGTTCAGATTGTTGATAACACGAACGGGAACCTTCAGGAATGACGCTGAAGGATCAGTGATGTACGTAACTGCGTTGGCAGGGTTAGTATTGAAGCTCATTACACTGACTCCTTTACTTTGAGGTTTTGAGAAGACGTATCGATGATAAGGTCACGAACACGTTCACGATCGAGAGAGTCGCCTTGACCCCAAGTTTCATGACGGATAGTACTAGAGCAGATTTCTAGGTACTGCATAATTGCACGTTCTACAACGGAGACTGACAAACCTTCTACAGGGTAGAGGCCGTCGTAGGCATAAAAGGATAACACGTAGTTTCGGAATCGAACTAGGTCGGGGTTAGAACGTAATGCAATATAGTTAGTAGTCATAATCAAATCTCTCTTTTCATTAATTTATGTAGCCATTATACATCTTTTGGAAACATCTGTCAAGGCATTTAGCTAAATAATTTAGCTTATTTCTTCTACCGTGATTCGGTACTGTTTACCATTGAAGTCAACAACTTCTAATCGCTTGGCGGTAGATAACATATAACCTTCTTTAGGTTCCAAGTCCATCTTCACGTGACCGACTTGTCGAATGATGCCACCATCATCTTTACCATCCGCAACCATTGCGGGTCTAACGATTGTGTGTGCGATATAATCGCAGTATGCCATACTCATTATACAACTCCTAATAGTGATTCTAATTCATCGAACTGTTCTTCGATACCATACATACCCGCCTCTTTCTGGACACGCCAGTCCTCACTGACAGCCTCGTCAAGGTTGGTAAGCGAACATGCGTCTTTACCCATAGAGTCCTGCTCCCAGCGACGGACACCGACAACCTCGTTCTCGAAATTGAGAACTTTGTTCTCACAGTACAACTTACCGGAGTCTACCGACGCGTAGATCGCGGACTCCCAGAAATCGATGTGGTCTTCCTCACGGAAGTCAATCATGTCGATAATCGACTCAGAGATGATGTACTCTTCAGCGTACGCAGATGAGTGCTCAATAGATTGCTTAACATCGGCCCACCACTTAGTGCTGGCGATATCCGCCGCAGAGGCGTTGATGAAATAGGTGTCACCCCCTTTAGGCTTCCAGGCCTGAGGACAGTAACCCGTGCCGTCCCAATCGTGGGCACCATAGTTCTCACGAAACTGAGTGGAAACAACAACAATAATTGAATTAGACATAATCAAATCTCTCTTTTCATTAATTTATGTAGCCATTATACATCTTTTGGAAACATCTGTCAACGACTAAGCGTGACTTATTTTTGGTAATTAGTCACACCTCTCGAACCTTACAGTACGAGTCTGTGAGGCGGATTACCTCAAGTGTTGCGGTACCACCTGAGTTACTTGATGCGGGAACGTCCCGCACTACGACAGCGGTGCCCACTGCCATGCCAGCACATGTAGGAAAGTTTTGTAAAACGCATTCGTAAGATAAAGTCATTAGGTAACCTCATTAATTTATGTAGCTATTATACCTGTTTTTAAAATAAAGTCAACACTTTTCTTAGAACATTTTGGCATAAGAACTTTTTGTATATGCTAAAATAATCTAACCATGCCCTTTACATCTGTTTCAAAAACATGTACAATGGCTACATAAATTAATAAAGGTATCAATATATGAAAGTTGCTGTTATCCACACCGCGTTTGAAGATTCGCCCCGAACTGTTGCCTTTGTTGCCGTCGGCAATCGTACTGGTGATGAAGCCCTTGAGTATGCATATCACCGCACCCAGAACCTTGGTGGTTCATGGAGTCGTGATGACATCGAAAATAACCCAGACTATTCAGAAGATGTGACTGTGATGGCAGACCTTCCGGTTCACGAAGGTGTGACGTATGGTTTGCGGTCTACCTCGATGGGTGACCAGATGCTTCTTGGTAATGAGAAGTACAAAGTTGCAATGTGCGGTTTCGACCGCATCTAATCTTTGGGTAGATGCTTCGCGTGGATCTTGCATCCAATGAACGCGTTGTAGAAATCATCCCTGAGTAGAACGTCGTACTCGAACTGTAGTTTTGCTTCGTAGTACGAACACTCCCCTTTGGTGCGGCAGAGTTTCAGAATCTCTCTTTTGAAATTCTCTGCACCTTTCTCTTCAACTAGGGATTTTACTTCCTGACTTGAACCAAAATATTTCTTCCAGTCTGACACTACTCGCGTCTTAACTTTGCGCTTTCGTGTCTTGGTCACTGGCAGTGTTTTAGGCTTCCAAAAGAACTTCTTACCGATATACTTTTTACCAGTACTAAGTTCAGTGATGAGGTAGACGAACCCTTGATAGTCTTCTAAAAAGGATTCTTCGGGATCGAACAATGTGTCTTCAAATAGCCATTCCATGCACCTACTTATAGGTCATGTAAGTCCGTATGAAATATGGTTCACCTTGGGATACTGTCTTGGACCATTCTTGTGCTGCTTCATCATCCGCTTGGTCACTGACATATTTGTAACAATGAAATTCTACATCTGCATCCTGACAGACTTTTGCGATAGCATATGCTTCCATCTCTACTAGGTCAGCAGGAATCTCAAGATTTGGATCTGCAACAAAGTTGTCTCCCGTACTGCAAATCTTTCCGGTTTCCCACTCTATATCATGAACGTGACCTAAGATGACTCCGTCCTCGAATGGTGTCTGGCCAGGACTGTATCCTAGACCCGCACATGACATATCGCGTTGCACGAACTTGTCTACTCTATGCAGACAACCGTCT